CCACGTCAATAAAGGAGACAACAAATGAAAATGTATGGTAACGGACAAAGACCTTCCAAAATGTATGGTGGAGGTATGGCAGTAAGAAAACCTATGCAAATGGGTGGACTAGCTCAAAAAAATAGACAACAACAAAACCCAATGACACCTAAAACTGCAGATGCTATGGGCATGATGACAGATCAAAAGAAATTTGGAATGGGTTATAACTTAGGTGGTGCTATTGCCAAGTTTGAGGGCAGGCAGAAAAAAGCTAATGGTGGTAAAGCGATGACACCTAAACAGAAAAAGTTTGCTGCGTTAGCAGAACCAAGAGATAAGATAACTTATGCTGATAAAATAGCAGGTGCGACCAAAAAAAGTTAAATGAAAGTAAAGTATAACAGATTTTACTATAATCCCTTACCTGACGAAGTTTGTATAAAAGAAAGTTCTGTGCATGGTCACGGAATCTTTGCGGCCCAAGATATAAAGAAAGGCACAGATATAGGTGCTACACATATCAAAGTGCCAATGATCCTTACTTATATAAGAACACCTCTTGGTGGCTTCATCAATCACTCCGATAAACCAAATTGTTTTTTAGATTGCACACAAGACTGGGATGATCATCTTGTGTATAATATATTTACGAAAAAACTAATAACTGAGGGTGAGGAACTATTACTAAACTATCACACTTAAATATAGTTCCTTGAACCATCCATTATCTCGTCTCCCATTTTCCTCATAAATCTAAGCAGTGCTGCAACTTGACTTGTACCATCGTACATGGGCAACCCAGTGTTAAGTTCTCTTTCTAAATCTTCTGGCTTCACTGCTTCGTAGTTCATCTCTACGTTGCCATCCTTATTTAGATAGGCTTCTAACGAAAACAACTTCGCTTTTACTTTACTTTTAAATTCTTTCATGGATAGGACTCAATTCATTTATTCTTAGGTTGTAACAATCAGCTTTGAATACAAAACCGTTATCTTTATCGATGTCCCCTTTTCTATATAGGGTAGCTTTCTTGTAGAAGTCTTCCTTAGATATACTACCCAAAATCCAAGCTTTACTCATATCGCAGAGTATGCGAACAAATACATACATATCACAATCTTGTTTTGTTCCATGCAACGCTACAGAACAGTCATAGTTTGGTTGAGGTCTAGTGTTGCAACGTTTAGTCTTAACATCTATACGCACTCCATCCTTAACAAGATCGTAATCGTATGTACTTATTTCTTTCGCCTTCATACTATCAGCAACGATTACCTCGCCTATCGCACCTACCACGTTGCTCATGCCACCCGTAATACTTCCCTGCAGTATGCCTACAGAAGAAGCCTTTTCCTTCGCACGGCTCATGTAATCGCTACTAATCGGTATCTCAACAATCACGATGCACCTAAGTCCACAACTTCGCAGGCATCTGCAGTGCATGCTAATTCTCGTGATCCCGTTGTATTATCTTCCTTCTCAAAATCAGAAAACTTAGACCAGTCTAACGTGGATGGAACTTTACTGTTCCAATCGTTATACTCTCTTGCATCTATATCTTGATAAGGAGCTTGTTTGTAGGTGTGATCACTATGGGGAAGAAAGGAAACCCCAGAGGAGATATCAAAATTCTCGTACACCCACGCACCAACTTCCATCCATTCTTCTTCTTTTACAGTAATCGTAACAGATGGTTTGTGTTCACACCAGTAGGTCGCATATAACTTCCATAACTCTAGCTGTTCTATTGCACCCATTTCTGTTCTGGTGATTGCACCACTTGGTGATTTCATTGGAAATGAAAAGACAGTTACGCTATCTGGCTTCATAACATCTGGCTCATTAGGTACGCCTTCCATTTTCATAAACTCTGTTAAGGGATCTTTATTGTCCCCACGTACGGTTCTTATATAGAAATCATTGTGTCTAGCGTGTATACCTGACGCAGCATCTACCAATTGTGATACTGTGCCACTTGGCTTGACACAAGTAATAGCAGTAGATTGTGGTATGCCAATCGCTTCAGCATACTCTCTATTTGTATCTATTGCCATCTGTTTCATCTCTTGTAACCAAATCTTTGAATCAACTGTCTTAGATAGTATATGATGATCCATAATCCCAGTCAAGGAAACTCCTAACAATCTTTCATCTTCTGTATTCTTTTTCCAAATCTTACGTATATACTTCAGATCAGTTAAAGTAGATTGAAATGTACCTATCATGGTTGCAACTCTTACTTTGCTTCGTAAGGTAGCTAGATCATCAGTTTCTCTTACAACAACCTCTGATAGATTACAAAACTGATATGGTCTCAAGATAATCTCTGAACAAGGATTTGTACCCCACATATGTCCAGTTTCTCTTCTACCATTCTTTGATACTTGTTTGTCTGCGGCTTTCCTATTGAACATGCCACGTTCTCCAGACTTTGACTCATACAAAGCTAACCATTCTCTCATGTAAGTTTCCATCTTAGGTTTACCTTTATAAGCAACAGAATTGTTTGCGAGAGATCGTTGTCCATTTGCACTCCACCACTCTCCAGTTTTAGCGTGTCTCATTTGATCATCATTCAAGTTAGATAGACTGATAAGTGCAGATCTTCTAACCCCACCTACCACTACAACTTCTCCAACTTTACACATAATATCGTGACACTCTATTGGAAACAATTTACGACCTTTTGCTTCTTCAAATTTATGCACAGTAAACTTAAATAGATCAACCAACGGATCAGGTCCTGATGCTCTGCCACCCATAACTTTGAGTCTAGCACCTGCAGGTCGTATCTTAGATACATCCCACGATGGTATCATTCCTGAATAGAGTAAAGCAATCAACTCTCTGTATGCTTTTGCCCATCCTACCTTGCTATCATCAACAACAATAACAACGTCTGATTTTTGCATACTCTCACTAATAACTGGTAGCTTTTCTACATTCTCTCTTTCTACAGAGAATCCTACTCCAGTCCCACACATAAGAATGTACATCGCTTCATCAAATGAACGTGGACTATCCACTGGTAGGTAACTACAGTTGTAACCACACACATTATCCCTCTCAAGTGCTTCTCCTGCCGTCATAAACGCACGCATAGAGGGCATAACATTCAAATTGGTTATATACTCGGTCATAATTACTTTATCGCCCTCAGAGAGCTTGTAATCGTGTTTTTCTAAAAGTGCCTTTTCCATGAACGAAACGTATCTTTCTACAGTTTCGTGCCAGTTTTCTCTTCTCCCCTCGTCATCTAGCCATCTCGCATAACGTGATTTATGTATGAACTGTTGATAAGAGGTAGGTAAGCTATTTGATATTGACATCATCATTCTCCTCTAATTTCTTTACTACCTTAATCATTTTGTTTAAATAGAATAGTGCTTTCTCAAGATCTTGAGATCCATTCTTATATCTGTATCTCCAAAGATACTTTATTATATTACCTTGTAGATAATATTCACTGCCCTCATTTGTGGCTGCTAGAATTGCGTCTAAGGCTTCAATGCCTGCTTGGTTGTAATGTGGTGGATGATTTACCATATCCTGCATATCTTGATGATAATCTAATTTTCCGTTCTTCATTTTCTTCTCTCTTTCTTTTCTTAACTTCCAAATCATCCAGTCGTAGTAACGTTCTGGCTCTTCATCATATATACTCATTACCATCACTACTTACTAAAATCAACTTCTATTATATTATCTCTGTACTTTATTTCTTTTTGCTTATCTACTTCGTCTACTATTTCATCAAACATTCTACCAGTTGAATAACGATAGGCAAGTTCAGAATAACCAAAGTTGAATAAATCTTCGCCTTTTGTTGTAAGCAACCCAACCAAACCTTCGTGCATTATAGATGCAACAGAGTGATCTGTCTCGTGTTTGTGTTCTTTACCCGTTGTATCGTAAGCCATCATCTTAAATTTATCGTTTCCAACGTCTTGTAGGATAATATAGTAGTTGCCTTTTGCCAACCCCATTTCTTTAATAAAGTCTTCTATTTTATCGTCTGCCATTTTTTAACCACTCTAAAGGTATTGTTTTCTCTGCCCACTGGAAGTCGTGTCTAAGACACCAATCTGCGTAGGTTGTTTTACTTCCTTTGTATATCTTGTTCTTTGCATTCATAAATACAAAACGTATATCTAAATCTTTGTGTTGTTCTTTGACAAGAACCATCTTTACTCTGTCTGCCTTATCAAGATGGCCCTTTGCTTCAATGAGGACATTTGTTTCGGGTATGTAAAAGTCTGGTGTGTATGTTCTAGGTTTAGGTATGTAAAGAAACTTCTTTGATTCATACTCAAACTTTACTTTGTGACGTGTTAGAATTCTTGCCAGTTCTAACTCAAACTTTGATCTGTACTTCATATCTCTTTCAGTTTCAATCCTAATGATTGAATCCTTTTGTTTACGTATCCTGCCAGTTTGGGGGATTGTTTTTCTATTGTAATAAGTTGGACTGTTAGGGGAAACATCGGAAGGCATACTACTTTACCATATCCCAATGCGTGACTAATAGCTTGAAATTCATTCTCTACCTTTACTATGTCTCGTTGTTCTGTCTTGGAAGTGAGAGAGCCGTCTTTTGAAAAGTTCTCACGAAGAGTAAGGGGAATACCTCTTTCATGTTGACGCAAAAAGACTGTCTCTCTCCCACCACCCGTCTCCACATGGGAGTCTATATAAACGTGGTACATATCCTCGTTTAATTCCATTAGGTCTGCCATATAATTTCGTGTGTATATAACTGGCATTACAATTCTTTCTTCTTCAATCTTGTGTACCAAACTTGTGGTGGCTGTTTGGCTTTCGATGTAATCCTATCATGCAGGGTTGCATTCTTCCAACAATAGCTTTTGAACCCACACATGTTGCAAGGCTTTGGCATAAGTTTGTTGCCCGTTCTTTCGCCTTTGTATTCTTCAAACTCATCTTTGTAAGGTATAACAAACTCTTTGAATGGTCTATTTAGGAATTGAACACGCTTCTTTGCATCTTCAAGATACTCTTTCCTATCTTGATCTTGCCACTCTGGTGCTTCAACAACGGCTATCTCTCCACTTGATTTGTTAACAACGATCCATCCACCAAACGGTAGTCCCGTTGCTTCTCCATATAGATGACCTTGCATGATGTATCCAAATGGATCATCTTCTTTTATTTTATCATAGCCACCGTAGCCAGTATACTTAAACTTAAATGCCCACTCACTTGCAGATTTGATGTCCCAAACTTTCTCTTGTCCAGTTTCATCTCTTATAATCAAGTCTAAAGTACCAGTAACTTCTGAACCATTTATGTTTAACTTAACTGCCTTTTGTTTTGCGACAATATCTACACCTGCTTGTTCTAAGACTAGAACAGCTATTGCTTCTACGATATCACCGAATAAAAATCTGAATAGAAGATTGTATTGTACTTCTTGTTCAATACCATTCTTCTCTAATAGTTGTTGACAAACTGGTCTACCCAGACCAGACATTCTCAACTTGTAGCTTTTCTCTTTGTTTAGCTGTACAGTTACAGAATCTTTGCAATCATTTGCAAACTCTAAAACGGCTTCGGGGGGAACAGTAACTTCCCCCCTACTTGCACGTTCCATAAAGTCTTGGATTTTAAACTGCAGCAGCATTGAAATCGTCAGCTAAACTTTCGTCTGATTCTACAACTTGTAGCTTTTCGACTTCTCTACTCTGTTCAAGCACGTTTTGATTGTGTGCTTTCACAGTCTCAGCAAACTTCTTCATCAACTCTTTATCTTCGTCTTTGATGTCTACTTCGTGGCTGAGTGTTGGAATTGGCACATAGTATGTTACCGAACCCCTTTTCTTTTTCTCTGTTCTAAGGGTAATCCAACATTTTTGCATAATCTTCTTTTGCTTAGTTAGACTATCTATAAAATTTCTGATTGGTAAAAACCCAGATCTTTTAAAGTATGCAACAACGGTATGTTCACTTACCTCTACCTCGTCACCATTAGCTTTAGTAAACTTACCACTTATCTTGGAGTACAA